GGAGATACCATCAAAATGGAACTTCTAGACATTCTTAAAGGTCAGTATGTAAATCCTCATGTATCTATCTGGTATTACACGCTTGATGATATTAAGGAAATTAATGACCCTGCAATGTGGATTAAAGCAAATCCTAATCTCGGTAAGACAGTTACATATGAGACCTATCAGCTTGATGTAGAAAGAGCTGAGCAGGCACCGTCGACGAGGAATGATATTCTTGCAAAGAGATTTAACATTCCTATGGAGGGTTACACATACTTCTTTACTTATGAAGAAACTAAGCCTCATAGAAAGCAGGAATTCTGGTCTCTCCCTTGTGCTCTTGGAGCGGACCTTTCTCAGGGCGATGACTTCTGTGCATTTACGTTCCTATTTCCTCTTAGTAGAGAACGATTCGGAATCAAGGCAAGAAGTTATATCACATCTTTAACATTGAGCAAACTTCCTGCAGCTCTTCGTCTTAAGTATGAGGAATTTATTGATGAAGGTACTCTAATAATTCTCGAAGGTACTGTTCTTGACATGATGGAAGTATATGACGATTTAGATAAGTTTATTAATGATAGTTCTTATGATGTAAGATGCTTTGGATTCGATCCATATAATGCCCAGGGATTTGTAGACCGATGGTCAGCAGAAAATGGAGCATTTGGTGTAACTAAGGTAATCCAAGGTGCAAGAACAGAATCTGTACCTCTTGGAGAAATTAAGAAACTTTCTGAGGAAAGATTGCTTATATTTGACCAGGAAATTATGAGTTATACAATGGGAAACTGTATAACACTTGAAGACACGAATGGTAACAGAAAGCTCTTTAAGCAAAGACATGATGAGAAAATCGATAATGTAGCTGCTTTGATGGACGCTTATGTTGCATATAAAGCTAACAGGGAGGCATTTGTATGAGTAATTATTTAGTTCATTTTGGTATCAAAGGCCAAAAATGGGGACAAAGAAGATACCAAAATGAAGATGGATCCTATACCCCTGAAGGAAAAAATAGAAGAAAAGATGGAAGAAGACCTTTTTCTATATTAAAAAGTAAAAGCGGAACCCATCCTAAGTTTTCTAACAAAAGAAAAGAAATTAGAAATTTATCAGATGATGAAATAAAAAGAAGAAATGAAAGATTAGAGTTAGAAAATAGATATAGAAAAAATTTAAATGATTTTAATTATAACAACAGTCCAGTATCTAGCGCATTGTCACAATCTCCTAGAAGAGAAGCATTAGCAATAGTTGCCAGAGCTGCTGCTATACCAGTTACAGCAATAGCCACTGCTGCAGTTGTACTTATGTTTCAAAATAATCCTAATATGTTAAAATATATAAAAAAATAAGGAGGACAATATATGGAATATTATCCTTCTTATCTTATTCACTTTGGTATTAAAGGTCAACGATGGGGCATTAGAAGATATCAAAATGAAGACGGGACATGGACTGCAGATGGCAGAAAAAGATATGGTTCTGATTTAAGAGATTTAAAAAAAGCTTATAAGGAATCAAAAAAAGAGTATGAAAATATATATAAAGCATATGGAGAACGTAGTAAAAAGACTAAAGAAGCATATGCAAAATATATGTTCAATAAAAGACAGCACGAAGATTTTAAAAATACTTTTAAACTTAAAACTGCAAAAAAAGATAAACGTCAATTAAAATACGAAGAAGAATACATTAAAAAAGGTATGCGAAAAGAAGATGCAGAAATGCAAGCATATAAAAGAAGAAAAACTGAAAAAATATTAGCTGTTACAGCTGGAGTTACAGTTGCTGCAATAGCTGGAATAGCTGCATATAAAATTTATAAAAATAATGCAGATAGAATAATAAAAAAAGGAACTAAATTTCATAGAATGATAGCTGAAGGCGATTATCAAGGTGTAGAAGATGTGTTTGTTTCTAAAAATTTATACGATAGAAATAAATATTTTGGAACAATGGCTAGAAATAAAAAACTATTTTCAATTGGTGATCCACAAATTCAAGATTTAACAATAGCAGCAGATAAAGATATTAAAATCGCATCTAGAAGAAACGCTAAAAAGACATTAAAAGAAATGTTTGAAAAAAATCCAGAATTATTAAAAGAATTTAAAGATAAGTATACTGATCCAAATGATTGGGTAACTACAAAACAGCGAATGGTAATGCGCAAAGCAAGAAATGATCTTAGTAATGGTAAAATTACAAATAGTGTATATGATGCATTTAATTTAAATTTTATAGGAAGCTATAAACAAGATGCGCCATTTAAAGCATTTAGGGAAGAGCTCAATAAAAAAGGATATGGAGCAATGCTAGATATGAATGATTATAAATATTCTGGATTCGGTTCCATTAATCCGTTAATTTTAATAGATAGAAGTAATTCTTTTCAGGTAAAAAATATAAGAAATGTTTCAACAAAAGAAGTCAATATTAATGCGGCAATATCTGATACTTTAATGTCAGCTAAGGAAATTGCAAAATATGCAGCACCAATAGCTGGTGCAAATGCTGTAGGGCAAGCAATAACAAATAATGAAAAAAGGATAAAAGATAATCAATTAGTTGCTAAATACCAAAAAGAACACCCTGGAACTAAAATGACCTATAACGAGATACTAAGAGATATTTATAAGAGATAAAGCATAGAATGGAGAAGATAAAATGTATAGAGAATATTACCCGTCTTATCTTGTCCATCATGGCATAAAAGGACAGAGATGGGGCGATAGAAAGTACCAAAATTTAGACGGATCGCTTACTCCAGAAGGAAGAATACGATATGGTCAAGGACAAGGAGGATCTGGAAATATCTCAGTAGCACTAAATAAAAAAATAGGTGGTAATCAAGTAACTGTCAATAATAAAAAACAAAAATTTAAGTTTTTTGACACTTCCAAAGAAAGAGGAAACTATTTGATTGAGCAGGCTAATAAAAAGCATCAAGGTGATTCATATCAAAAACAAGTGAATCGTGCTAGAAGAAAAATAATAATAAAAAGATTTGGAGGTGTGCTATTGCCGGATATTGGAGCTGCAGTTGCTAGTAAAGCAATTAATTTAGCTGGAAATTATGCCATGTATAAAACAAATGGAAAATTTATGTGGACTAGAGAAAGGCAAGCAATTGTTAATAGATCTATAAAAATGATATCGGCTATACAGAATAGTTATCAAGTAGCAAAAGGTGTTCAAGAAATGAGGGCTTTAAATAGAGTAGCTCCTATTAAAAAGAAGAAAAAGAAAGGATAAATATATATGAATAATTATCCTACTTATTTGGCCCATTATGGAACAAAAGGCCAAAAATGGGGACAAAGAAGATACCAAAATCAGGATGGATCACTAACTCCCGAAGGAAAAATTAGATATAGACAAGGCGGATATGCTGACTATAGTTTTAAATCTCACGCTGATAAAGGAGATGCTTTGATAGATAGGGCAAATAAAAACCACCTTAGTGATCCATATTATAAACAGGTGTCTAGAGCTAAAAGACATGCTTGGGGCAGATTTTTTGGAAGAGATTTTGCAGCTACAATATTATCTGGTGCTGCTAGTGGATTAACCAAAGAGATTTTAAAAAGTAGTTCAAAAACATTAGATGATGAAACAATAGAAAAAGGAGTCAATACGGTTTCTTATTATGCTACTCTTTCATATACGGCACTTAATATTGGTAGATTAGCAACTGATATTAAGAGTATAAATAAAGCCCAAGAACGTAAATTTAATTCTAAAACTAAAAAGAGAAGGTAATTCAAAATGGGATTGACTTTTGGTGAACGATTAAAGCATTCCTGGAATGCCTTTATGAACAAAGATCCTACGGAAGATAAACGATACATAGAACTTGGTCCTAGTAATACAAGAAGACCAGATATGTTTCGTCCAACTCGTGGAACAGAGAAAACAATTGTAATGGCTATCTATACTCGTATTGCCATAGATGTAGCTAAACTGGATATAGAGCATGTTAAGACAGATAGCAATGGTCACTATATTGACACTATTAAATCTGGATTAAATTATGCCCTTACGACAGAAGCTAATATTGATCAAACGTCTCGTGCATTTATTCAAGATGTTGTAATGTCAATGTTTGATGAAGGAGTAGTTGCAATTGTTCCAGTAGATACTACCTACAACCCTCTTAAGACTGGCTCTTATGACATTCAAACAATGAGAGTTGGTAGCGTTGTTGAATGGTTTCCGCAGCACGTTAAAGTAAAGTTATATAACGACAGAACTGGCAAGCATGAAGAAAAAATACTTCCTAAAAAGATGGTTGCTCTCATAGAAAATCCACTTTATTCAGTAATGAATGAACCGAATTCAGTAGCAAAAAGACTTATTAGAAAGTTAAACATTCTTGATGCGGTTGACGAACAATCCGGTTCAGGAAAATTAGACCTTATTATTGGTTTGCCTTATGTTATTAAAACTGAGGCAAGAAGAGAACAGGCTGAAAGAAGGCGTAAAGATATAGAGCAACAGTTATCTGGTTCTAAATATGGTATTGCGTATACAGATGGAACAGAACATATAACACAGCTGAATCGATCTGTAGAGAATAACATGCTTAATCAGATACAGTATCTTACTGAAATGCTTTACAATCAGCTTGGTATGACAAAAGGCGTGTTTGATGGCACAGCATCTCCAGAAGAGATGTTGAATTACCAATCCAGAACGATAGAGCCAATTGTCTCAGCTATTATTGAAGAGATGTCTAGAAAATTCTTAACTAAGACAGCTCGCTCTCAGAATCAGGCTATAATGTTCTTTAGCGATCCGTTTAGTATGACACCTACAGATAAGATAGCTGACATTGCCGATAAGTTTACACGTAATGAGATTCTTTCTTCCAATGAAGTCAGAGGTATCATTGGCTATAAACCTGTTGACGATGCAAGAGCTAACGAGCTTAGAAATAAAAATATTAATAAAGAAGGTACAATGGAGCCGCCAGTATCAACGGATTCAAATTTTGAAGAATATTCTAATATTCAAGCGGATCAGTCTGTTGATGATATTATGAATACACCATTAAATTCTATATATTAAAAGGAGAAAATAAAATGAAATACGATTTTAGTGGATATGCCACTAGAAACGATCTTAAGTGCTCAGATGGACGAACAATTCGTGCCGGAGCATTTAAGGAATGTTCTGGTAAGGTTGT